AGGCTACGGTAAACGTATAGCTACTTGGGTAGCAAGAAAACTTGGCAAAGATGATTGCGGGTGTAATAAACGAAAAGATAAAGCAAATAAAGTTAAGTTGTGGTAGAAGAAGACTTAGAACAATGGTTAGAGTTTGTAAATAGACCAAGACAACATGAACTAAATAAAGAGCAAATTGATCTTGTATGTAATTTACATGCTAAATATTATAAGCACGCTTTTAAAAGACCTTGTACTTGTAATGGATCTATATATAGAATGTGGATAAAAGATTTAAATAAATTAGTTTAAAAACATAAAAATATTTTTTTTATTAACAAATGTTTACTATATTGCAATATAATTAAAAACAAAACAAAATGAAAACACTTATAGACGAATTAGTAATCTTAGATGATTGCGTAGTAACAGGTACTTTTAAATGGAGATCAGATATTGATCCTACTTGGAAACCTATGGTATGGAATGAAACCTTTGAATGTTGGACAAAGAATTACTGTGGCTAAAAAGATAAACAACCTTAAAGAATTAGAGATTTGGACTGATCTAAATTTTTTAACTTCTATTGTCAAAAAACAAATAGACAAAAAGAAAACTGAGAATTTAGAAAAGATGTCAGAATCATTAGTTAGGGTTGTTTTTTATTTTCAGGAATATTCAAACAACATAAGATTATATAAAAAAGCTTTAACAGACTATAGACTACAAAAAAACAGAGCTATAGAAAGAGCAAGAAAAGTTGAAAAAGAAAATGAAAAAATACGAAAACAAAATAAAAGCAACAGCATTTAGTTATTTAGGCTTAATACTAACACTATTGTATATTTTATTTACAAACTAAATACGAATGGCAAAGGATAATAATAATATTTTGCTTAATGCAAATAAAATAATATTTGGGCGTAAAGAAGAAAAGCAAAGGCAGTACGGTCCCATTGATAATTCAATAGCTAAAGCAGCTCGTGTTGCGTCTGAATTAACAAATAAGCATATTACCACAGAAGATATGTATAAATGCCTTATAGCTCTTAAAATAAGTCGTATGGCATATAATACAAAAAAAGATACAATGCTTGATTGCGTAGGATATATAGCTGCATTAGATTCATTTAAAAACGGCGGCTATGAGTAAATTTGAAAAAAAATATAAAAAGTTATTGCATAATTGTTTAAACAAAGGAATTAAATGTGAAAACCGAACAGGAGTAGACACGTATAAATTATTTAATAAATCTTTAAGTATAAATATAAATAAAGGTTTTCCAATTGTAACCGGTAAAAAAATATTTTTTAAAAAAGCATTAGCAGAATTTAAATGGATATATGAAGGCCGAACAGACTTAGATTATTTACATAAACATAATATATATTGGTGGGATGATTTTGCAAAAGATAATAACTTAGGGAAAGTATATGGCTATCAAATAAGAAAATTTAACGGGGTTATAGATCAAATAGAATATGTAAAAAAAGAATTATTAAACAATTCAAGGCGTGCTGTAATTACATTATGGAATCCGTCTGAGCTACATGAGCAAGCATTGCCGTGTTGTTATACACAATTAAATTTTGTAAGAATAAACTATTTATTAAATCTTTCTATATCTTTTAGAAGTTCAGATTTATTTTTAGGATTACCTTATGATATTATATTTGGCACTTTATTTTTACAGACTATTGCAGATGAATTAAAGTTGCGGCCATATCAATTAGCGTTAAACTTGGCTGATGCACATATTTATAAAAACCATAAAAATCAAGTATTAAAATATTTAAATCAACCCACACATAAATTACCTAAATTAACAGGCGATTATAATAATTATAGTTTAAAGAATTATAAAAGCGGAGATTATATAAAAGCAAAATTAGTAGTATGAGTTATTTTAATAAAATACGCCTATGGGCAAAACAAAAAAACATTTTAGATCAGGGTGATATAAAAACACAATATATAAAATTACAAGAAGAATCAGGTGAATTAGCCGAAGCAATACTAACCAATAACAAAGAAGAAATAAAAGACGCTATAGGTGATATGGTTGTTGTATTAACTTCATTAAGTTACTTTAGTGGTTTTACAATTGAAGAAGCAATTGAATCAGCTTATAACGAAATAAAAAATAGAGAGGGTAAAATAATTAATAACACATTTGTAAAAAATTAAATATGAAAATAGTATCTAAAAAACCATCATGGAAACACATAACTTTTAAAACACCAAAAATTGGTTTTAGCGAATGGGCTAAAAACGGTGTAACAATTAGGATAAAAGATGATGAGTATATTTTTAGATCACCTGATGAAATACATCAATTAAATGTTTGTATAAATCCTTCTTTTCACGGTAATAACTCTTGCTACATAACAGTGGCGGAATTAAAAAGCATATATGAAAAAAGTAAAAGGAAAGAAACTATAAAACTTTTAAATGGTCAACTATACGACAAAGATGAGTTATTAAGCAAAATGTATAATGATACTTTTTATTATGGTGAATTAGGTAAATACGCTTTAAGTTCTTCAGCTATAAAGTATTTATTAGATTCTCCTAAAAGCTACGCAAGAAGTTTAAATTTTTCAAAAGATTCTTCAGCTTTTAAAATGGGTAGGTTAATACATTTAGCAGCGTTAGAGCCTGATAAGTTAGAATCACTATGCCATATAGTAGAAGTACAATCAGCGGTTACTAAAAAATATAAAGACAAAGTAAAAGAAGTAGGAAGTAATCAATTTGTGTTTACAAGAAAAGAATACGACAAAGCAATGTATTCGGTAGATGCCTTATTGCAAAATGATATATGGCAGCAATTAACATACGGTGCGGCTTTAGAACAACCGGGGTTTGACATAGTTAATGGTTATCCATTTAGAGCTAAGGCTGATATACTCGGAGCAGATTATGTTGCTGATTTAAAAACAACAAATGACCTGAAAGGTTTTCCTTATAGTGCTCGCAAATACTCATACGATGTACAAGTGTATTTATATTGTGAAATATTTAAAGTATCTTATGATAAATTCTTTTTCTTTGTTATTGATAAATCTTCGGGGGATTTAGGTTATTACGATGTAAGTGAAGAATTTTATAACTCAGGTAAAAATAAAGTAGAGTATGCTCTAAAAATATATGAAACATTTTTTGTAAAGCAAGAGCAAGAATTAAATGAATATATAATTAAAGGAACATTATGACAGAAGCAATAAAAATAGCAAAATACATTAAGGAAATATCTAATATAGATCCATTTAAAAACACTCGTAAAAGAAAATACATAGAAATAAGATCATTACTTACATTTATGTTAAGACACCATTGCGGTATGAAATTTAAAGAAATAAAAGGATTCTACGAAAAGCATGGTAAATCATACGACCACGCAACAGCTATATATAGCTTAAAGGCTTATGAAACACATAGAAGATACAACCCTTTATTAGATAAGTATTTTGATTTAACTTTACTAAAATTAAAAGACAAATCAAGATTACAAAAAGCTTTAATAAACCACATAATAGATAACACACTTGAAAAAGATTTAAAAAAGGTGTTAAAATTAGTAGACACTTTACCTCAAAAAATTAATGATAGTAAAGATCATATAATAGCGGGGACAGAATGAAACAAAAAAAGTTTACACAAATACAAAGAATAAAAAGATTAGAGAATATAGTAAGCCAAATCTATATGAGTGTTGAGGTAATAAAACAACAGCTTGATAAAAAAGAAGAAGATTAACGTTATATATTTGATTAATCAAAGTTTTTCAAAATGTACAAATTAGAAAATAGAGGAGGTAGAAGATTAGGCGCAGGTAGAAAACCTAAAGCCGATGAGCTTAAGTTAGTTGAGAAATTAGACAATGTAATTGACAACGACATAGCATTAAAGAAATTAGGCGAACTAATAGCTAAAGGCGACATACGAGCAATACAAATCTACTTTAACTATAGATACGGAAAACCAAAAGAAAAGATAGATATAAACTCGTCAGAGGGTCTTAACATTAGCTTCAAAGACTTAATAAGGTTTAAGTGATAGATATAAACGAGAAATACCAAAAGTTAGCTAACGACACAAGGTATTACATAATCACAGGAGGTAGAGCTTCAGGTAAATCATTTTCTGTAAACCTAATGCTTGTATTACTAACATACGAAGCAAACCACACAATACTATTTACTCGTTATACATTAACCTCAGCTTACGTTTCAATCATTCCTGAATTTATTGAAAAAATAGAAATGTTAGATAAGTTTGATGATTTTCATATAACTAAAGATGAGATTATTAATTTAAGATCAGGAAGTAAGATAGTATTTAAAGGAATCAAAACCTCATCAGGAGATCAGACAGCAAACTTAAAATCTATTACAGGTGTTACTACTTGGGTGTTAGATGAGGCAGAGGAATTAACAGACGAGGGTACATTTGACAAGATAGACCTTACAATAAGAGAAACTAAAAACCAAAACAGAATTATACTTATCCTTAACCCTACAACTAAAGAGCATTGGATATATCAAAGATTCTTTGAGGATAAAGGAATACAAGAGGGAACTAATACAGAGAAAGACAACACTACCTACATACACACTACCTATCAGGACAACATAACTAACTTAAGTAAATCATTCTTAAAGCAAATAGACGACTTAAAAATAAGACGACCACTAAAATACAAGCATGTAATTATGGGTGGATGGTTAGATAAAGCTGAGGGTGTTATATTTAATAATTGGACTATCGGTAAATTTAAAAGAGTAGGTGTAAGTGTATGGGGTCAAGACTACGGATTCTCTAATGATCCTACAACCCTCATAGAAACTAATATAGACACTTCTAACAAACGAATATACCTAAAAGAGTGTTTCTACTTGCCAAGCCTAACAACAAGCCAAATAACACGCTTAAATGAACAATACGCTAAAGGTGGTTTAATAATAGCTGATAGTGCAGAGCCTCGACTAATAAGTGAGATACGAGCAAAAGGTTGTAATGTCAAACCAAGTGTAAAAGGTCAAGGTAGTGTAACCTACGGAATATCATTATTACAAGACTATGATCTTATAATAAGCGAGGATAGTATAAACCTTGTCAAAGAACTAAACAACTACTCATGGTTAGAAAGAAAGTCTAACACACCTATAGATAAGTTTAACCATTTAATAGATGCTGTAAGATACGCTGTGAGCTTCCAACTACAAAACCCTAATAGAGGTAAATACACAATTAGATAGTTTTTAAAACTTTATTTTTTTACGTTATATATATATGAAAGTAGAGGTTTATATTCCTGATACTCTTAGCGAGATTACTTTAGGTCAATATCAAAAGTATCTAAAGATTCAAGAGAACAACGAAGATGAGAACTTCTTAGCTATTAAAATGATAGAAATATTTTGTGGACTAAGAGGCGATACAATAATGGCTATGAAAGCTAACAGCATTAAAGACATAACCCTTATACTTACAGAAATGTTTAATGAAAAACCTCAGCTTGTAAAAGAGTTTAAAATGGGTGGCAGAAATTATGGCTTTGTACCTAAGTTAGAGGATATGACATTTGGGGAGTATATCGACTTAGACACATACATAGGAGACATGAATAATATACATAGAGCTATGAATGTTCTATATAGACCAATGAAACAAAAATATCAAGACAGGTATCTTGTTGAGGACTATACAGGAGAAGATCCTGAGAAAATGTTAAATATGCCAATGGATGCTGTATTAAGTTCCATACTTTTTTTTTACAATTTAGGGATGGACTTGTCGAAAGCTATGCTGAACTCTTTGGAGGAGGACAAGGAAACGAGCTTAGCTCAGTATCTAACTTCGGAAGAAAGTGGGGATGGTATCAATCACTTTTCGGTCTCTCTCAAGGAGATATTAGAAGATTTGAAGATATCACTAAACTAAATGTACACACCTGTCTTTATGCTTTGAGTTTTATGAAAGAAAAAGCAGAGGTAGAATCAAAGAATATAAAAAGTAAATTTAATAGATGAGCAATCAAGGAGTAAGAGGCTATTACCAAATAACAGACACTATTAAGACTAATCTCTTAACAGATGAGAATGTCAATACTGTAACAACAGGCGATATATTCGACATAGACTTATCTAAGCAAACTATATTTCCTTTAAGCCATATAATAGTAAACAACGTAACTATACAAGAACAAGTCCTCAACTTTAACATTACAGTAATGTGCATGGATATAGTAGATCAATCTAAGGATGAGGCAACAGATGTATTTAGAGGCAACAACAACGAGCAAGATATTATAAACACACAATTAGCTGTAGCAAACAAATTAGTAGGTCTGCTAAGCAAAGGAACACTTTATAAAAACAAATATCAATTAGAGGGAGATGCTTCTTGTGAGTTCTTTTATGAAAGGTTTGAAAATGAAATGGCAGGTGTAGCTTGTACGTTTAATGTATTAATCGCAAATGATATAAACGTATGCAGTTAAATAGAGTAAAAAGAGAATTAAATAGATTTGCTAAGTATGTTATAAAACAAGCAAGAACAAACCTTACAAAGAAACGCAGAAACGTAAGCAAAAAATTATACAATAGTTTAACTTATAATATAAATGAAACACCTGATGCAACAACACTAACTTTCTTTATGGAAGAATATGGTTATTATCAAGATCAAGGTGTAAGTGGTAAAAAGCAAAAATACGGAACACCATTTAGCTTTAAATCTAAGATGCCTCCTGCTTCTGCCTTTAGCCAATGGGTTATAAGAAAAGGCATAAAAGGAACAAGAGACAAAAAAGGTAGATTTGTGAAAAGAAAAAGTTTACAATACTTAATAGCAAGAAGTATATTTAACAAAGGTATTAAACCAAGTTTATTTTTTACTGCACCTTTTGAAAGGGCTTATGACAGATTAAAAGTTGATTTACCACAAAAATTAGCTGAGGACACAGACAACAATTTTAAATTTTTATTTAACGTAGAGGAATAATGGCACTTATATATTTAAGAACTCCGTACTTTATTACAATTACAACTGCATCGCATTTGTCAGCTAAAATGCAGCTTACAATAGATGGTACACTTAGATACACAATACTGAAAAATGCAACAAGCAATAGAACAGTATTTGAAATATCTTCATTAGCTAAAGACTATTATGATCCTGATTATGGTGGTACTACAGGCTCAAATTTTGACACAGTAGCTATATCTTATGTTATAACAACTTATACAGGCTTAGATGGTACAGGCACAGGCACAGCTCAAGGTGCAGTAACACATACAGGCTTTTATGGTTATAGCTATTTCTCACAAGGCACTGCAGGTAATGATATTGACCCTGATGATGAAGAACTAACAAACACAGGAGAAACAAGAATTATATATTTACCTGAAAACACAGCAGGTTTTGCTTGGGATATGAATAGTGGCTCAACCTCTAAAACTACGATAAGCACCTCAGCTACAAGCGTAACCTCAGCTTCAGGTAATTACACTTGGACTATTGAAAGAATATGTAGTGCTAAATATACACCTATACAAATGAGATTTATAAATAGAAAAGGCGCACCGCAAGATCAGTATTTCTTTTTAAAGTCTGTAGAAAACATGAACACGCAAAGTGAAACATTTAAAAGAAATATATTTACTTATTCCTCATCAAATTATAATGCACAAGACCATCAAACAACTGTATTTAACAAAACAGGTAGGAAACGATATACATTAAACACAGATTATTTAGCAGAGGCTTATAACGAAGTAATGGAAGATATACTATTAAGCGAATATGTTTGGGTGAAATATAATACTACAGATGGTAACAAATGGAGACCTGTAATAGTAAATACAAGCTCTTTGTTAAAAAAGACATCATTAAATGATAAGTTAATTCAATACACATTAGAGGTAGAGGAAGCAAACGATATTATCAATAACATAGTATGAAACGTGAACTGCAACTATATATACAAGATACAAGGGTTGATTTATTTAAAGACGAAACAGTTAGTCTTACAGATACAATTCAAAATGTTCGTGATATTGCAAAAATCTTTACAACTTTTACAAAGACTTTTACGCTACCTGCATCTCAAGTAAACAACAAACTATTTAAGCATTACTATAACTTTGATATTCTTAATACTTCTTTAACTAAGAGTGCATTTGATGCTCGTAAGAAAGTTACAGCAAGAATAGAGTTAAACCACATACCATTTAAAGATGGCAAAATAAAATTAGAGGGTGTAGATATAAAAAGCAATCAACCCTCAGCATACAGAGTTACATTCTTTGGTAACACAGTTGATTTAAAAGACATAATAGGAGAAGATAAGCTAAACGTACTTACATCACTTAATTCACTAAACAAAGACTTTGATTCGAGTAATATAAAAACATACTTAGAAAGCAATCCTGCTTCTAACGATATTATAGTGCCTCTTATAACACACACACAAAGATTATATTATGATAGTGGAGATACTACACATAACACAGGTAACTTAGACCCATCAAGTAATAAACATGGTGTAAGATGGGATAATCTAAAATACGCTATAAGAGTACACAACATAATAGAAGCTATACAAACACAATATAGCCTTACATTCTCAAGTGATTTTTTTACAGAAACAAGCAACGATCAATATTCTAAGTTGTTTATGTGGCTACACAGAAAAAAAGGTGTAGTAGAAACAGGAGACCAAATACAAAACTTCCCAAGTATAGTAGATGGATGGAGTGCAGGGGTAGGTACATCAGGCTATACACAAATGGTTACTACCTCAACTCTTAGATTAACAGAAGATGCAGAAACCTTTGGAACTGCTTTTACTTTAACACTCACAAGTCCAACAGGTACTTATGACATACTTATAGAAAAAGATGGTGTTAGTTATTATTCTGAAAATGGTATATCAGCTTCTAAAACTATTAACCTATTTTCATTAAATGGTGGTGTAGCAGAAGCAGGGGACTATACAGTAACTATTACAGTTACATCAGCAGTAACATTTAGCAATATAAGATGGTCAATAACTACAGATGAATTCGGTACAGTATTAACAGACCAATTCAACACAAGTAGTTATACTGCAGCAGCAACATTTGAATTTGTTATAACAAGTCAAATACCTGAAATGAAAGTTATAGATTTTTTATCAGGTATATTTAAAATGTTTAATCTTACAGCTTTTGTAAACAATGCAGGAACTATAGTAGTTAAAACCTTAGATAGTTATTACTCAGGTGGAACAACATACGATATAACAGAATATGTAAATATAGAATCAGGTCAAGTAAACGTAGCCTTACCATTTAAAGAAATACAATTTGGTTATGCAGACACAGATAGTTTCTTTGCAGCTATACACAATCAACTATTCAACAAAGAGTGGGGTACATCTGACTACAACAACAACGAATCCTTAGATGGTGGTTTATATAAAGTAGAATTACCATTTGGACACATGAAATTTGAAAGACTTGTAGATATACACGATTCAAGTTCTACTACTACACAATGGGGTTGGAGTGCTGATGATAACCAAGATTCATACATAGGAAAACCTGTATTGTTTTATCCTATATATACTTCTGTGGGAAGCAAGACTATAAGTTTTGTAACTATAATAAATGAGGATGAAACATTCCATACAGACGTAGAAATTACAGGCTCTATAAATATGCCAAGTAACTCTGTAGCGTTTGCATCAGGCACAAGTACAGCAAACATAAACTTCTTTAATGAACTAAACGAATACACAGGCGATGATACATTTACAGGCACATTATTTCAAAACTTTTATTCTACTTATATAAGCCAAGTATTTGATAGTAAGAATCGACTAAGCAAAATAAAAGCAAGGTTACCAATGAGTGTATTGTTAAATTATTCATTAGCAGATAAATTTAGAATATCAGGAACAGAGTATAGGATAAACAGCATAACAACAAATCTAACAACAGGCGAAGCAGATATAGAACTATTAAACGTATTATGATAAAAAACATATTAGAGATGCTACCTTATGTAGAGGGAGGATCAGAACTTATAGACATAGCAAAGGGTAAATACAAATACCCTGAAACATTTGAAGAAACATTTAAAACAATAAAGGAATGGCGCAAAAATTAATAATGGAGTTAGAGGCTCGTACAGACAAAGCCGAAAAAAACATAGAAAACATAAATACCGATATAGAAAAGGTTAATAAGAATCTTAAAAAAACTGAAAAAGGTTTTGAGGGTGTAGAGAAAGCAACAAAAGATACAGCTAAGGGTGTTCGTAAAATAGGCACTACTTTAAAAGCTATTGGTATCGGTCTTTTGTTAGCAGCGTTCACTAAACTAAAAGAAGTATTTGAAGAAAACCAAAAAGTAGCAGATGCTTTTAACACAACTTTTAATTTTTTGTCTATAGCCTTTAATGACTTTTTTAATTTCTTAGATGCTAATATAGGCACAGTAGTAGATTATTTTAAGAGTATATTTGAAGATCCCGTACAATCTGTAAGGGATTTTGGTAATGCAATATTGAATAATATAACTATGCGAGTTAAATCATCTATAGAAGCATTAGGTTTTTTATCAAGCGCAGTTCAAAAAGTATTTAGTGGAGACTTTGCAGGAGCTTTAGATGATGTTAAAAATTCAGGTAAGAAAATGCTTGATATGATTACAGGAGTAGAAGATACTTTTGGTAAAGTAGCAGAGGTTGCACCTAAATTAGCAGATGGTATTTCTAAATATGCTAAATCTACATTTGATTCGGCTAAAGCACAAACAGAAGCTAATAGAGCAGCAGAAATAGCAGTAGCAAGAAACAGAGTAATATTAGAGCAAAAAGATAGAGAGGCTGAATTACTTAGACAAATAAGAGATGATGATTTAAGAACAATAGATGAAAGAATAGAGGCTAATAATAGATTAGGCGAAGTATTGAAAGAACAAGAAAAACTTATGTTAGCTAATGCAGATGCTTTAATTCTTGCTGCAGAATTACAATTAAAAAAGAACAACAACGATGCAAACCAAATAGCACTATTAGAAGCTAAGGCAGAAAAAGAAGCTGTACTTGCACAAATAACAGGTTTTAGATCAGAACAGTTAGCAAACCAAAATGCTTTATTAAGAGAGAATATCGAAGTCGAACAAGAAGTAGCTGAGGCTAAAACTACAATTCAACAAATGGCTATGGACACAGCAGCAAGAGGTTTTCAGTTACTTGGTAAAATGGCAGGTAAAAATAGAGCCTTACAAGCAGCAGCAATTATAGGCGAAAATGCAGCAGGTATAGCAAAACAAATTATACAAACTAAAGCCGCAAATGCAGCAGTAACAGCGAAATATGCACTATTGCCGGGAGGTATGGCATTAGCAAAAGCAGAAAAAACTCTTAACAATATATCATTAGGTTTGGGTATTGCAGGATCAGTATTAGCAACATCCTCAGCATTAAAAGCTCTTAAAGCAGGTGGTAGTGTATCTTCTCCAAGCGTATCAACATCAGAGCCTACTGCACCACAAGCACCTGCATTTAACATAGTAGGACAAAGTACAACAGACCAATTAGCAGATGTAATAGCAGGACAAGCAGGTCAACCGACAAGAGCTTATGTAGTTTCTAATGATGTAAGCACAGCACAAGAGCTTGATAGAAATATTATACAAGGGGCAAGTATAGGATAAACAAAAAAATAAATTAATACGTTATACATATATGAGAATCGTTGAATTAATTTTAGGAGATGATGAGCTAACAGGGATCGAAGCTATATCTGTAGTAGAAAACCCTGCAATAGAAGAAGATTTTATAGCACTAAAAAGCGAGGAAATAAAACTTGCTGAGGTCGATAAAGACAAGCGTATCTTAATGGGTGCTTTACTTGTTCCTAACAAACCTATTTATCGTAAAAAAGGCGAAGAAGAATATTACATATATTTCTCTAAAGACACAGTAGAAAAAGCATCACAGCTTTACTTAATGAACGGAAACCAATCTAAAGCTACATTAGAACACCAACATACGATCAACGGACTAACATTAGTAGAATCTTGGTTAGTTGAAGATGAGGTACACGATAAATCACGTAAGTATGGTTTAAATGTTCCTGTAGGTACTTGGATGGGAGCAGTTAAGGTAAACAACGAGGAAATATGGAATAACTTTGTAAAAACAGGCAAGGTTAAAGGTTTTAGTATAGAGGGTTACTTTGCTGACAAAATGGAAAGACCTAAAGAGCCTGTAAATGACTTTGCAGACTTAGAAGAAGCTGAAGCGAGTGAAATGTTGTCTTATATAAGGTCTATAATCAAAGATGACAAGCGTGTAAAGGGTGGCAAGAGACAAGAACTCGAATCATATAGCGATTACCCTAACGGAGTAAAAAACAACGCTAAGAGAGGCTTAGAGCTAAACGAAAAAGTAAACAATAAATGTGCTACACAAGTAGGAAAAGTAAGGGCGCAACAATTAGCACAAGGAAAACCTGTAAGTATAGAAACTATAAAGAGAATGTACTCTTTTTTAAGTAGAGCTGAGGAATATTACGATGAGGGCGATTCTAAAGCGTGTGGTACTATCTCGTATTTACTTTGGGGTGGTAAAGCTGCTAAAAGATGGGCAGAGGGCAAACTTAAAGAGCTTGATCTTATTGACTTAAAGAAACCTTGTACAGCAGGATATGAGCAATACGGAATGAAAATAAAAAACGGAAGATTAGTACCTAATTGTATTCCTATTAAGTAATGCCAAGAAAAGTAGTAAGTGTATATATAAAACCAAAACGTAAATCACATCCACATAGCAAAAATGCGAGTGTAGGACAAAATAAATATAAAAAACCATATAAAGGTCAGGGTAGATGAAAAAATTTGAAACACCAAGTAAGACAAGTCCAAGAGGAGGGCGTAGAGGTTGTTTATGTAAAGATGAAACCTATTCAGTAAAGTGCTGTAAGGGTAATATAATTAATCAAGGAATCGGTAAAATATAAGTTATGAGAAAAAAAGCGATGAGAAATGTGTCAATAATGACAGAACTATCTAAAGAAAAGGTAGAGTTGAATGCTGCTAATCTTGAAAAGAAAACAAATGAAATAAATAGTTTTCTAAAAAATTATAGAAATTTAGCAAAAGAAGTTGTAAAAGCATCACAAACTATAAAAAATGCAAAAAAACTTAATGATGATGGGTTTAGTCTTAGACAGAGTAGTCGTAGGATTGCTCAAGATGTTATAAGAGCAGCAGAAGATTTAGGAGTAAAACCAAGTGATGTGCCATCATTTGACGAATATTTTAAAGCTGCAAGAGAGTTAGATGATTTAAATAGTCAAATTCTCAAAGAGCTTCCAAGATAAAAATGCAAATATAAATTTTAACACGTTATAGTAATATGAAATCAACAGAAATCTTAAACAAAATCAAGACTTACTTAGGAGAAGAAGTTAAAGAAGAATCTCCAAAGGAAGCATTAGAGTTAGCACAGCTTAAACTCGAAAACGGAACAGTATTAGAAGCAGATGCTTTTGAATCAGGAAACGAA